CTTCCCAAATTAATTTATTGGGATCTTCTGCCTTTGCAGCAGCACACCACGCTATAGAACCAGCTATGAGCACAATGTATAGTATTCTATTTGTTACTCTTTCAATCATCTTTCATCTCATCGTAGGCATACTTTAGTATAGCATAGATTATACACGATACACCAACAAGGAGTATTGCAACCATTATATTAACACTATGTACTGGCATTTGTCAATATGTGCCTCTGTAAAGCCACTCGGAAGATCCGTTATCCTCTAATATTTCATCATACTCTGGCATGTCATAAGGACCGTCAAGTTTCTTTTTATATTCTCTCTCATCTAATACTTCATTAATAAGTTGTTTTAATTCAACCTTCAATGCATCTGATAAAAGATTCATTTTATTCACCTGCATGGGTTTGATAGCAGCACGTTGTTCTTCTATAGATCTACCGCTACCACCTTTACCATACGACATACCCTGTGTGTTAATCACGTTGCCTCCAATCATCAGATCTACTATTTTTAAAAAAGTCTGCTATATCTTCTGCACCTTGAAATCCTCTTTTAGATTTACGTGGATCACCTATATCCAAATACTTAAGACAAGATCCGTCTTCATCTATTGATAATCTTCTTGCTTGACTTAACATACCTCTCGCTGATGTGTTTGCCTTTGATAATTTCTCTGCCCATATCATATCATCAATTCCTACTTCTGTTCCTGCTGCAATTGATTTGCAGATTCCTTCTAACCGAAGGCGGTATTGTGTAGATAACATTTACTAATATGTTTGATAAGTTTGTACTATCTATTAACCTAACAAATACCTTTTTATTTTCCGTTCTGATTTCAAAAGAAATCTACTGATTCTTGTAAGAATTGGTACATTTTTTCTTCTATAAACTGGTAGTATTTCTTTGAAACGATGTGTCATTGCCAATATTCATCAAGCACATCAAAGCATTTATTAAGGTATTCATTCGCTCCTATACATTCCCACTTACCTTTCTCTCCGATCTCACACTTATAGTGTAGTTCTCTTTTGAGTTGCATTAGTCTATTGGTCATTGCAACCTTGTCTAGTCTTCCGTTCATATTAGTCCTCTAATATACAATACTCTGCAGCATGGGGATTATTAAAATCTGGTAGATCTTCCCTTGCTTGTTTTATAGCGTTATACGCATCGTCTGCATACTCACAAATTTCATAGTGAGTGTTAAGGTTATCATGGTAACCTACTGTGTAATGTGACATTTTAACAGCACAATTCTACTATACTAGCTATAATAGTATAGCACTTGAGTATGTAGTTTGGTATCAATTATTGCTTTTTGCTGATATTACTGGGTTGCTTACAGCAACTCTCATCATGCTCTTTTTGTAGAGCATCTATAGCGTTCTTAATTGTAGTGATACGCTTTTTTGTTTGTTTTTGGGAGTTTTCCACTTCTGATCTTTGTTCCTGATGTCTCACCTTCACCTTTTGGATTTTTACCTGGATTGGATTTCCCTAGATTTTCAGATTTCTTTGGTTTTTTATTTTGTGTATCGTGTAGTCTTGCAGGTTTGTCTTTGTCTTTTGTAATTACTGATTCTTGACCATGTTTACGACCAAGACGACGCATTACTTTTCCAAATCTACGTTTTGACATTCCTTTTTTAGGACTTGTTTGGTACGTGACCTCACGACCTGTACCTTCTTTGCCATCGTCAGATTTGTATTTATACTCTCCTACACCCTTCTTGTAACCAATACCCTTTTTCTTTAAATCTTTTTCGAGACTTTTACGTTTAGCTCGATTTTCTTTTTCATCTGATCCTCTGTCAGCACTTATGTTACCAGTCTGTTTTGTCTTAGACTTACTTAACATACGTGTAGTAGGGTTGCCCTCTACTAATTTTACGAAATCCTGATAATACATGACCTTTAAGTTTTCCTTTTGTGCTAACTTATTGGCAGTTGCATACATGACACTTTTAGCGTCATCACCATACAAACGATTGAAACTTTTCTTTTTGCGTTTCATCGCCATTACAATTTTTTCTGCCTTTTGATTAACAGCTGGCATTATCCACCAACTACTTGTATCTCTTCTAATGCTATGGCATTGCCTGTGACTGCTACCTTAGTAGCACGTTTCATAACTGCCTGAGGACCAGAAGCATATGTGTAATCTGCAGATGCACTGGAAGAATCTATATCGGTGCTAACGAAGTTACCTACAACTGCAGTTATCTTTTTACCTGCAGTTCCTGCAGAAAGAAAGTTGCTATCAATAGCAGGTGAAGTACTATCATCTTCTACAGCAATAAAATCGCCCACTGAGAATGGATGACTTGATGATGTTTCATGTAGGTGTCTACCTAATGTATAATCTGCTGTGGAATCATCAACACCTTTTACAATTTTTGCATGACCAGGCTTACCACCTTTAAGTAGTATTGCTTCGTCTTGAATTATTGTAATTGCAGGACCGTCATTAAATGCTACAGTAGCATCTCCTGCGGTTGCTACAACACGATAGAATCCAGTCTTTACAACTTGATATTCTGTCGCACCTGCTGCAATGGCGTTAGTACTTAATACGTTTAGAACTGTCATTTCTTGTCTGTTGTCTTGTCTTCCGTATCTTTATTTATGTTTTTTAACATCTTCTGTAAATCAGTAGTGCTTCCTACGAAGAGTGCATTAGTAGTATTGTTAGTCACCTTCTTATCTTCTGCATCTAATTCTTTCATCTTTCGTTGTAAATCTATAAGTTTCTCTGTAGTATCTGCAACGTTTTTAATCATCAATGCAGCAACTTCGTATGCTCTTGGATGATCACTGCTCTGTGCGACCTCTAGGATCCCATCTACTGCTTCTTGTCCTTTGGATACTAGATTGTGCATCTGTGCACGTGCAGTCTCGTAGTCATGTCTTACATCATCCTCTTGACTTTTCTTGAGAAGAGGTTTAACTTTATCGACATGCTTCTTCAAATCACCTTTCGGTTCTTCTCCAAATGCTTTATCTAGTCCAGAAAATTCCATTAGATGTTCTCATCCTGTCCACTTACAGGATTATATTTCTTCATGTCAGTATACTCAGAGTATATCTCACCAAATCCAAAGTCATCATCAGATTCTAATAGAGCATCATCAGCAGCATTGACTATGAATACGTTTGATCCTAAACTATGAACCGTAGGAGTTGACTTTTCATATCCTCTGATAACACTTAGATTATTACCAACCTTATTGGTGACTCTCATGAGTTCAGTACCAATGTATATGTTATCATATTGATTAATACCAGAAGCATTGGCAACTGCAAATCCAGTAGCAGTTTTACTAATAGTAGCAGAGAGAGTTGTTGCTACTGTGCCATCTCTATCAATAGTAGATTCTGGTTGTACAGTATACCTTCTTGCTCTTGGTGCAGTGTTTACATCTGTATTTGCATAGTAATCCACTTGAGTTTTTCTGACAACTTTTGCATCTGTTACAGGACCATAGAGATATGTCTTAGCAGTAAATGACAGAGTGTATATGATTGCTCTACGAGTTGCAAAATCTCCTTCATAGTCATCTTCATAATCTATATTGTTTAAGACTATAGGTACGTCTTTAGTTTCTCCAACAGTTGTTAATAATTTTACAGATAGATTATAATGAGGTTGAAATATAGGTAATATTTGTTCTATAATTTGTAGTCCATCATCTTGATTTTTTGATATAATTGCTAACTCAAAACCTATGTTATAGGGCACAGGCATGTATACATTTTTATTTTCGTCTGAGTCTTTCTTAAATTTAATTTTTTGTGTAGGTGAAACTTTTCTTGTTGCATCATATGATATATCATTAATCTCAAATGAAAGTCTTGGAAGAGTTATCTGTACTCTTTTATTTGTAGGATCTGGATTCTGATCTAAACGTGCTAAGAATTTTTGTTTAGGACCATATGCAAGAGGTACTTTCATAACCTCATCCGATCTACGGATTTCTATGTTATTAAACAGAGTTCCGAAAGATACAATTGTTTTACGAAATATTTCGTTGTATGAATAAGTTCCTAGCATTAGATTGTGTTGTCAGTAGTAGATCCAACTGAACCAAATGGATTTGCCTCAGTAAAGTCAATGATCTGGTTATCAAGTGTTTCAAAGTCATTGTTTTGATCGTACTCAATGTTAGCATTGTCGATCGTATTATATGTAGCAGTTGTAAAGGATGCACCCGAACTACCACCTGTCAAAGTTTCTGGTACTGTAAATGTTCCAGAACGATTAATAACAATAAGTGTTCTTGTACTATTATCCCAAGATTTAACCTCAGCAGTTACGTTAGATGAACCCCCAGTGACAGTTTCACCAACGGTAAAGTCTCCAGTACCACCTGCAACAAGACCAACTGTAATAGCATTTGCAAAAGCAGTCTCGATAGCATCGAGTTCTGTAATACCTGTATTGATCTCTTCGTCGCTGTACTCGAATAGTTCACATTGACACTCCCAAACATAGTTTCTACCTAACTGATAGAAAGGTCTTTCTACTTCTACAAATTTTATTTCAAACAAATGTTTAGTTATAGGAAACCAAATTAAGTCCCCTTCGTTGGGTCTGCCTTCGACGTTAAGGACTGTAGAATCGTCCACGTTCTCTTTAAATTTTTCACGGGAGAATATAAAAGTTGTCTTGTCTTCAATACGGATTCCAAATTTTGTAAGTAACTCACCTTGTCCTTCCCATCCTTCAACATTATTGACGTAAGCTCTGATAGGTTTCGCTGACTCAAATTTTCCATCCGAATCTTCTTCAAAGATTGAATCTTGACTGACAATCGTTCTCGGAACATAGTAAATGTCTTGCCCATAAATCTCGATACTTTCTACAACTAAGTTTTCAATAAATTTTTGCTCCTGTGCAGAAGCATTTGCTTTCAATCTTCCTGCACTAGCATAGTTAGACTGAACGTAATCTTGAGCTGGTGAATTCTGTATTGCCATATTAGCCTACAATATCCAATGGTGGTGTTTCATAACGATCACGAAGATCTTTTTCAAGATCTGCCTTGAACTGACTAGCATCTTCAAGGATTTGACGACCGTTAAGAGTCACCCCACCTAACATTTGAATACCATCATACTTGCTTAAGTTTCTACCCCATTGCTGTTGGAATAGTGCCTCAACATAATCCTTCAACCAGTTATCATTATACATGTCTGTATAGGTATCTGGATCTTGACGCATTGTCATGTCTACCATTATATAGTCTCCTACTGTAAGGTCGTCCCAGTCAAAGTCTAAGTAAAGTCTATTGGAATGTTCATTCCATTTAACTCTTCTATTTGCTTGAGAGTTAGTAACAAAGTCAAGAGTTTCTAAGTATTGAGATGTTAGGAAATAGTGTAATATCTGTCCATGAGTCATGGAGTAGATATCATTTAAAAATATTTGATATTTAATATTGAAAATATTACCTGGTACTATACTTGATGCACCTATGTTTGTATATACATGGTTAACACCTAAAGTACCTGGTGGTGTAGATACGTAATTATCTTGTCCATACCAAGGAGTTGATCCTTCTTGAGTAAATCCTTTTGCCTGTGTTTTGATAGCTTCAGTAACTTCAATTCTCATAAAGGTTTGAATACTACCATTGTAATGATATTCTTGGTAGTAATCTATTGCCTCTTCTATCAAATCATCTAGTTGTTCAGTCGCAACGTTAATATCTATCGTAGGATATCCTAATCTACGAAGAGCATAGTCTTTTAATTCTGTTTTACTTGCAGGTCTTGTAGCAGACATAGTTTATTAACCGAATGAACTGATAGTTAAGTTAGTTACATCATTAGCACCAACTGTTTCTCCTTTCTTGAAGAATCCAGATACATTATCAACAGTCACAGAGGTGGAATCCATCGCTGTGATAACTCCTGAACTATTAGAAGTTGTTCCAGTCAGAGTTGCTCCGATCTCCATAGTTGTGATGTCGGATAGACTGAAGGTAGCATTAGTGAATACAGTTGCAACGTTAACAGTTGCGTTAGTAAAGATTGTAGCAATGTCAATTGTAGCTCCGTTTCCATGAATAGCTGATACTGGAATTGTACATCCATTTCCGTGTATAGCAGATACTGGGATTGTACATCCATTACCATGAATTGCTGTTGCATCGAATGTAAGAGCAGCAGCACCGCCACCACCAAGTTGAGCATCAGCAATTGTGATTGTCTCATTAACAATGAAACCAGCTCCATCATCTGTGACAGTGATGGAATCAACAGTACCACCGACTCCAATAACAACAGAGAATGTTGCATTGGCACCTGATGCCTGAGTAATATAATCAGATGTTCCTATGGTATAAGTGCCAGGTGATCTTGCAGCGTCAGTTGCACCAAAGTTTCCTACAGTCTTAATACCAGATGCGTTAGCGTTAACAATAGTTATAACTTCAGATGCTGCATATCCAGATCCATCGTCATTAATTGTAACTCCTGTCACAACTCCATTGTCTACAGTTATGTCTGCAGTTAGTCCAGTACCAGATCCAGATGATGTGGTAGCAATTGCAGATCCTGCTGAATATCCTGTTCCTCCTGTGGCAATTGTTCCTAGAGTTTGAACACCAGATGCGTTAGCATTTGTGATTGTGATAGTATCAGAAGTTGTAAATCCAGTACCATCATTATTGATTGCTGCTGCTGTGACCGCACCAGAGGCATCTACAGATGATATATCAATAGTAAAGTCTGATCCAGATCCATCATTGGTTGTTGCGATTGCAGTTCCAGTTGAGTATCCTGTTCCTGCTGTAGCAATAGATCCAAGAGTCTTAACACCAGATGCATTAGCATTGACGATTGTTATTGTATCATCAACTGCGTATCCAGATCCTGCAGCGTTTATTGCTGCACCAGTAACAACACCGTTTGAAGTTGTCAAGTTAACTGTCAATCCTGATCCAGAACCAACAGTTGTTGTAGCGATAGCAGTTCCGTTTGCATATCCTGTACCACCTACAAGTGTGTCAACTGTCGCTGCTCCACCTGCATTAGGGTTCGTAATTGTGATTGTATCACCTGCAGTATATCCTGTTCCTGCAGCGTTAATAACAACGTTTGTTATTGCTCCGTTTCCATCAACTGTAGTATTGACTGTTAAGGCATCATCACCAGATCCAGAGTTTGTTGTAGCAACACCATTCGTTGCTGTAAATCCACCAACACCACCTGATAATGTACCCAAGTTAAGAGTATCAACACCACCAAGATTAGAGTTAGGAATTGTTATTGTTTCTCCTATAACGTAATCAGTTCCTGCTTGATTCAATGCAATCGCTGTAATAACACCATCAGCATTTACTGTAGTATCAACTGTCAATCCAGTTCCTAATGCAGATGCTGTTGTAGAAACGTTTGTGCCAGCTGTGAATCCACCAACACCACCTGATGATATTGATCCAAGAGTGACAACTGAACCAGGTGTAGGATCACCAGATAGATTTAGTTTTAATGTAGTAGAAGTTGCAAGATTATTCAACATTGCCTTGAGTTGCTCAAACGCATGATCAAGTTTTGTTTGTACTCTTGCTTCTGTATGATATAGATTAGTTCCTTCTGGAAGGTTTGTAGTAGACTTCTGACTTAGATCTAAGTTTGCACCAGTAGCAGCAGCAACTCTTGCATCTGCTCTTGAATCTGTAAAGAATACGTTTGTAGATCCTTCAGTTATATTATCAGTATTGATATCTGACTGAGTTACAGCAAGTCCACCTGCACCATCATGCTCAATACCTGTGCCATATGTAAAGTGTCCTCTAGTTCTTGCAGCAGTAGTGTATAGATTTGATGTTCCTTCAGATAAATTGTCAGTATCATGGTTATTAAGATTCGCTGCTTGAGTTGCAGTTCCAGTTAAGGTTCCTGTAATTGCAGTGATATTTGCACTATCACCATAAATTTGATTATACCTCTTACTGTTAGAACCTAAACTATAAGTTGAGTTTGACTCAGGTTCTATAGTTTTAGAAGTAGTAGTAGATGCTAAAAGATTACCAGTTAGATTTCCTATTACATTACCAGTAACAGTATCAATAGCAGCAGCGTCAGCATGTATATTTGACCATTGTAATGAAGAAGTTCCTAAAGTATAGGTTGAATTGGCAGCAGGAACTATAGTTTTGGCATTAGTTGTAGAAGCAGAAAGATCACCAGTAAGATTTCCTATTACATTACCAGTCATGGTATCAATATGTGCAGCATCAGCATGGATGTCTGACCATTGTAATGTACTAGAACCTAAATCGTATGTTGAATCTAAAGAAGGAACTATATTTTTAGACTGAGTGTTAGTTGCTATAAGATTACCTGTTACATTACCAATCAAATTACCTGTAGTAGTGTCAATATTTGCAGTATCAGCATGGATTCCTGACCATTGTAATGAAGAAGTACCTAAAGTATAGGTTGAATCTGTATCAGGGACTATATCCTTAGCTTCAGTTTGAGCTTTTATAAGATTAGCTGAGACAGAAGTAGCAGTAATTATGTTAGAAGCAAAATTACCAGATCCATCACGTAAGACTAAGTTGTTTGCAGCGTTTGTACTTGCAGATGCTACGTTGATTGTAGTATTACCAGATACACCATCAGCATTTGTTAGCGTAATACCAGAAGATGCTGTGACTTGGAACGTACGATGATCATATGTGTTCGCAGCAGTCCTGACCATATATCCTGTACCAGTCTGTGCAGCAAGTGCAGTTATATCAGCATCGTTAAATGTGACTGAGAGTGTAGGATCAGAACCACCATTGATTGATACTGAGCCATCTACTACACCATCAATAGTAAGTGTTCTAGCAGTCTTCCAAGTATCAGCAGTTGATGCGTTTCCTAAGAATCCTGCAGCAGCACCAGTTCCAGTTGCAGCAGTGATTTGTCCTGCAGAGAAATTACCAGATGATCTAGTTACAACACTATTACCAGTTGTATCTGTAGCACTTGTAGTTAATCCATCAAGGAAATCTGCGTTAAGATTATTGACTTTAGTTGAAGATGCAACTACGAATGGAGCAGTACCCTGAGCAAGTTGAGAAATTATTTGACCATCAACTGTTGCTGTACCATCAACATTTAAGTTATTATCAATATCAACAGATGTACCTGCACCAGTTACATGAAGTGAACCTGCTCTAAGAGCACCATCAGTACCAGAGAAGACTTCGCTATTATTAGTAGCAGTAGTCATAAAGGCAAATTCTGATGTACCTCTATCAAATCCGAAGAATCCAACTTTAGCAGATCCATCAAAATATCTAAATTCAATACCCCTATCTTTACCATCGTTTGATGCAGGAGCAGTATCACCACCTAGAGTAAATACAGGATCATCTATAGTGACCGTTGTTGAGTTAACTGTAGAAGTTGTACCATTAACTGTAAGATTACCTGTGACAATCAAGTTAGACTGGGCATTAACATCTCCAGCTACAGTTAAATCACCTTGTGATACTGTATTACCATTATCAGTATCAACTGTAAACTTATCAACAGCACCAGCTGTTTGTACTTTGAAGAACTTATTATCTGCCTTAACAATTAATTGGTTCTCAACGATTGTTGAACCTGATATATTTGCACTACTATTAAGATCGAGAGCACCTGATAGTTCAGTACCACCATAGACTCTAAGCCCGCCACCAACTGCTAAGTTTTTCGCTAATCCAATACCACCAGAGAATCTTGCAGCACCATCAGCAGCGTATGATCCTGTTAGAGTTTGCTCTGTGTTGTTTGTAAATGTATTGACACCAGATGTTCCGAATGTATCGTTGATCTGAGTTGCATCACCTACTGTTAATGTTCCAACAATGTTTGTATTACCGTTATCAGTATCAATACTGAACTTAGTTACACCAGATCCATTGTTTACATTAACTACCTCATTATCACTCTGAATAATTAGAGAGTCATTAATAGTTGTTTGACCTGCAACAACTAGAGTACCATCAGTTGCAATATTACCTGTTGAAGATGCAACAGTCATCTTATCAGTAGTTCCTGATCTGACTGCAAAGTTTGCATCAACATCTAAGGTGCCATTTATTTCTGTGTTGTTAGCAACAGTTAGCGTACCACCAAGAGTTGTATTACTATCAACATTAAGTGTTGAATTTAATTCAGTGTGACCATCAGCAGTCAACGTACCTTCAATATTAGTATTACCAGTTACGTTATCGACAAAGAACTTATCAGTCGTTCCATTTCTAACTGCGAAATCAGCATCAATATCAGTAACACCATTAATATTAACTGTACCTTCAATTACTGTATTACCATTATCTGTATCTACTGTAAACTTATCAACTGCAGATCCATTTTGAATCTTAAAGTTTTCATTTGATGCATTGATAGTGACAGAATCTTGAATAGTTGTATTACCTTCAACATTTAAAGTACCTTGAATATCTGTATTACCAGATGCACCAATAACACTAAACTTCTCTGTATCACCATTGTTTAATTTACCAACTGAGAACTTCTCTCCTGACCCTGTAGCACCAACGTACAAGGATTTCATAATACCTGCACCACCATGTGCTTTTATAGTGGAGAAGTTATGAGAAGCATAAGAAGGAGATGCTTGATAAGTATCACCAAAACGACCTCTGTATCTAACTCTCAACCAGTTCAATCTAGATTCAGTTTCTGTTGCACTATCCTTAACTTCAATAGGACCATTAACATGCAACGTACCATCAATCAGACCAGACCCTGCTACATAGAAACCACCATCAAGTCTAAATGCACCATAATCATTTGATTGAATCTCCCAAGCACCAGTGGTTCCATTCTTAGCAGTAGTAATATCGTTTGTACTTTCTAAATGAATATTACCTGAGACAGCAGCATCAGCGTTAGCATCTATATTACCAGTAACTGTGAGGATACCACCTACATCAACATTACCTGTAGTGGTATGAAGTGTAGTTTTAGTAGTTCCTGATCCGTTTTTAAGTTCTAAGGTCTTAGAAGCACCTTGGAATACAATATTATCATCAAATCTACTTGTAGAATTAGCACGGAATGTACCATCTACATCTAATAATCCACCAATATTAACATCATCTCCAATACCAACACCACCTGCAACTACTAAATCTCCTGTAGTATTAGATGTTGAGTTAGTATTTGTTGTAAGTTTTAAGTTACCTGCAGTTATACCTGACGCTGTTCCACTAAAGACCTCTGAAGTATTTGTGGCGTTGTGTAAAAATGTGAATCCTCCGACGTGTCCTCCGAGGTCGGTGTATGAGTCATCATATCCAAAGAAACCAACTCTTGCTTGATTATCGTAATATCTGAACTCAACACCACGATCTTTATTGTCATCACTAGCAGGAGCAGTATCGCCACCAAGAGTGATGATGGGATCATCCACTGTTGTAACCGTTGAATTAACTGTCGTCGTCGTACCATCTACTTGTAAATCTCCGTGAACTCGTACTAACCCTGTAATCGCTCTATCATCACCTGGGTCAAGGTGCATGGTTGAATCTGTTGATCCAATATAATTTGTTTGAACTCTTACATTTTCAATGTGAACTTTACCAGTAGCAGCAGATGCATCAATATCAACAACGTCTTCTGCAGTAAGAGTTAGTGTACTAGTACCAGATCCTGAGTTGGTAGAAGCAACAGTGAAGTTTCTCGCTGATGAACTATTCTGTGTTAGTTCAATGTTAAGATCACCATCACCAGTTTTATCAATCTGTTGTGCTGTAGCACCATCTAAGATAAAATCTGGATCACTGAATAATGTTTTTACATTTATATCTACTTCACCATTGCCACTATCTCCTGTATTATTAGCACCAAAAAGAAGACTACCCGATGTATTATTTACTTTAACGTAGTTAAGATAGTTAAATCCTCGGTAACCTGTGCTTGAGGTTAGTTCTTGATCTAACTCAAAATCTTCTTTATTTTCTCTTGGC